AATGGCGACAGCCACGCAGCAGCAGCAGAAGCAGTTAATCCCTATGCTTTTGCCGAAGATGATCCAGCATACTTTTTTTCTGGGCGCAGACCACATCCAGACAATCTTGTGGCTAGTTGGGCAAAACAACTCAGTCAAACTTTAAGTTCTGCTCTGCATCTTGATGCCGAAAGTGCCAGTAGTAATGCCCGAATCATGCGTACTACACGGGCTTGGTTGGCCGAACGTGCTGATACTGTACACAATGTCTTAGTCATCATACAGTGGAGTACCTGGGAACGAGAAGAATGGGAATATGACGGTGTCATTTACCAAGTCAATGGTAGTGGCATTGACCATGTGCCACCCGAAGCCGTTGATCGATACAAGAATTTTATAATCAATCTTGATTGGAAAAAGAAAACCCAAGAAGCGCACGATGAAATTTGGGCATTCCACCAAGAACTTAAAAAACAAAAGATTCGCCATATATTTGTGAATGGCAATAATGATTTCTCCAAAATTGCCAAACAAAAAAAATGGGGAACCGATTACATTGGCCCATACAACCCTGCCCAAACGTACAATGCCCTGATACGGGCGCAAAGAATCGAAACAGTAGCACCCAATTCTTGGCATTTTGGCAAGGATGGCCATAGCTTTTTCCACCGTTTTATGTTACAATATATTATTGCAAACAAATACATTTAAGGTGGTGCCATATGCGGTATGTGTTAATTGACACAGCAAACATGTTCTTTAGAGCAAGACATGGTGCTTTCAGAGCCAGTGATACCTGGGAAAAGATTGGATTTGCCCTACACATTACTTTAATGGCCGCTAACAAAGTAGCACGTAGATTTGAAGCAGATCACGTGGTATTTGCCCTAGAAGGGCGCAGTTGGCGCAAGGATCACTACAAGCCTTACAAGGCCAATCGTGCTGTAGCCCGTGCCGCACTCACAGAAAAAGAAGCCGAAGAAGATGCCATGTTCTGGGAGACCTATGATAACCTGACTAAATACTTGTCTGAAAGAACCAACTGTAGTGTTGTCAGATGCCCAACAGCGGAAGCCGACGATATTATAGCAAGATGGATTGCCCTACACCCCCAAGACGAACACATAGTTATTAGTAGCGATACTGATTTTGTACAATTATTAGCCGACAATGTCACGCAATACAATGGTATTAGTGATGAGCTATTGACTATAGAAGGAATATTCGATGCCAAAGGTAAACCGGTTATCGATAAGAAAACAAAACAAGCTAAAACAATCCCTGATCCAGCGTGGCTTTTGTTTGAAAAATGCATGCGGGGCGATAGTAGCGACAATGTGTTTAGCGCCTTCCCGGGTGTCAGGACAAAAGGCACCAAAAACAAGGTCGGGCTCCTGGAAGCCTACTCGGACAAAGATCGAAAAGGCTACAACTGGAACAACATGATGCTACAAAGATGGACCGATCCAGATGGTGTCGAACATAGAGTGCTAGATGATTACGAACGCAACAGGACTCTGATTGACTTGACAGCACAACCCGAAGATGTTAAACTCACTGTAGATACTGCCATCCGTGAACAGATCAGTCACAAGGATGTGGGACAAGTGGGAGTGAGATTCATGCAGTTCTGTGGCAAATACGAATTGAACAAGTGTAGTGAAAGCGCCGAACATTTCGGTCGCTGGATGAATCAAACCTATTCGGGATTGTTAAATGCATAGATTATGGCAGGCACTATCAATTGTAGGCGTAATATGTTTGGTAGTATTTTTAATACGCAATTGGCCCGAGGATACCGCGGTACGATATAATTGCGGAATGTTGATTGGTGGATGGCATCCAGATGTGCCACCTTCAGTGCAAGAACAATGTAGATCAAGGAGACAAGATGATCGTAGCTAAACCCGTAATTGACCAGCAGTTTTGGATATTACAACGAGATGAAGAAAAGATTGGCAATGTGGAAGCCTGTGCCGGCGGATACCAAGTAAAAATAAACAATCAGATCACACAATACAAAACTATTAAAATGGTGGAACAACGTACAGGAGTACGGTTTGAACCACCTATGATTAGGACTAGGCCCAAGTCAACTGAAAATTCAGTGCATGGTTATCCCACAGTAGGACGAGTACACAATCCTGTCTGGGACGTACCACATGCGTTGCCTTTGTATACTAAAGGTGCCAAGAGTCGCAGTTGGTTTGCGGCTGGTTGGTATTCAGTAAAAAAAGGTCGTAAGTGGAAGACCGTACAAGATCCCAAACTGATAGTGTTACAGCGTTACCCATACCATGGACCATTTTTTAACGCACAGGAGGTCACTCATGACTAATCCATTTCTTGAATCGCACAATGCATCCTTTTGATTTTCCATCAGATATTGTTACACTTACTGGTAATCAGGCAGATTACTATTCGTTTGTTAATGATACATATTTTCCAATATGCAAGGATCAACGTGTATTGGAAATTGGACCCAATGTTGGGTGGCATTCGGCCTACATTGCCAAGCAATCTCCATCTTACTTTGAAGTGGTGGAAAGTGATACAAGATGTATCAAAACATTAAACAATATCCCGACCATAAATAAAGTTGTTCATAATGACATTTTGCTTGAACTTCAAGCAAATTCAAAACAATTTGACGTTTGTATTTGCTTAGGTGTTTTATACCATTTACACAGTCCTTTATATCTATTAGAATTAATAGTTAACAAATATCAACCTAAATTTATATTGCTAGACAATGTCACAGCACCCCATCCTTTGGTTTTTAAGTCTGAGAATGTGAATCAATACGGGAGTTATCATACCATCGACAATTGGAAAACTTGCCAACTCAATTTTGTTGTACCATTTTTTATTTGCAATCAATCATTGCATGCCATGGGCTACCAGCTTGAAACAGCAAACAAGCAAACAGTGGCGTGGTTCCCCAAAAGCAACGGGTGGACTGCGTTATGGAAATTAAAGGAGTAAAAATGACTAATCCATTTACAAACCAAGCCAGTTTCATGCGGGCCTGCGGTCAAACTGTGGGCATCGAGAATCGTGATCAGTATGCCTTGTATCTTGATCTAATCCGAGAAGAAGTACAGGAACTCGAAGACAGTCAGCATCCGGTCACAGACCTTGATGCCTTGATTGACATACTTGTTGTCACAATTGGTGCCATCCACAGCATGGGTGCCGATGCCGAAGGTGCCTGGAACGAAGTCATGCGCAGCAACCTTGACAAGATCGATCCTGCTACCGGAACAGTACTCAAGCGCGGCGACGGTAAAGTACTTAAACCCGAAGGTTGGACGCCACCTTGCTTGGATCCATATTTGAACGAGGTCCATCGGTGAGCCTACACATAAATCGGTTCATTGACCGTGTGCAAGGACAAGATGCCAGAGGTGGCCGCGACTTGGTTATGACCATGACCGAAGCAAAAGACCTATTAGCGGACATTACACGCCTGTTATTGGATCTAGAAACTATACGTTCGACCGCTGTAAATACCCGTAGTGAAGAAACAATCACTATTAAAATGGATGGTGGTAGTTTTTAATATTGGTATATAACGGTCATAAATACTAAACCATGAGTAGACCCAAGCCAATCGTACTTGCTGAGATTACAAATCGTACCACCTACAAGACCGAACAGGTGTTAGGTAGCGAAGGAGTATGGGCAGTATTTTATGACAGCAAGCCTATCAATCTCAAAACATCAAACCTATTGGTTCAGTATCCAGGACCAAAATACAAAAAGGTCAGTTTCAGTAATCCTGGTCATGCTATCAACCTAGCAAGAAAGTTGAACACACAGTTCAAGACTGACAAGTTCTCAGTAGTGGTACTCAAGCAAGGCGACAGGATTTTTCCCTAGTGTGCGCGATCAAAAGAAACAACTCACACACGATCTAGTACAACAACTTGACCCCGAGCTTGGCATAACTGAAAAGGTGGCCATGAGCACTTGGTGGCACAACACAAGACCCAAGGGCGGTATGCGATTGACCAGTACCGGATATGCAGTCTTCAGTAAGGATCTTGATCTTGCCCAATACAGTTTTGATCTCGACGATCCCTATGTGTTGAATGGTGCCATGATTTTAGAAATGGATCAAAAATTACAGATGCCCTATTATATCTTGGCAAAACGATCTGGAACTTGGAAGATCATCTTGTTTGGTAGCTCAGAAGCCTTGGTAGCTACCTTGTATGGAGATTTTAAAAGGTGGCTTGACAACTACCAACCCTAGTGTTAGAGTTCAGCAATGGCTCTAGCACGGATTTTAAAATTTGTTTGATACCAATCAGGCAGTTTAACCAGGGCCAATTCCTTGTTGGCCTGCAATCGTGGAAGCAAGCGACTGGTATCATAATGCGATGATATCACTGGCCTGTTAGATTCCAGAGCCATTTCTACTCTGCAGTCGTTGGGCGCAAGATCATACGCATGATCGACAATGTCATCAAACATGTCAAATCCCAGCACACGAAGTTTCTCAACCATGCGCGGTGTGCTGATCATGACGGGTATCTGATGTGCCAAAAATGCCAACAGGGTTTTTTCTGAATACAATCCAGGATACTCGTCGTATAGTGTTTCGGTCACAATATTAAACGCACATGATCCGTATACTTGTGCCAGTGGTACAAAGTTTTCTTCGTTGCTGGTGCCGCGATAGGTACCATAGTCCCACTGGGTCAAGGAAATATCACGACCATAACTTAAGACGCCATTGGCCCACGTCTGTAAAACATCCACAGCGCGGCGACGATGCTGGCACGGTCGTCCATTCAAACATTGCCATGACATGGTCTTGGTTTGTTGTGGTATGTGTTGCCAGAGTTTAATTTGAGATTGTAAATTACTCATAAGGTCATAATTGTGTTTGCTAAATTCAATTAATTTTAAAGGACCTGAATAAATTTCATCTAGCCCTGGATGCATGTGAACAGCTACAATTTGTTTGGAATTCTCACCGTAATGCTGAACAATTTTTTCTAACTCTAGCACACGACCATTTGACACAGTCACACGATCCTGCATGTACATTATTAACACAGTGTTGGATTTAAAACTTACTGCTGGCAGTCGGCATTGCCATCCTGACGTCCAATCGTACTCATAATGGGATCTAAACACGTTCCATTCTACTACTACTTCAAATCCCAGCTCTTCAAAAGTTTGTCGAAACAATGCACTGTAATCCATTAACGTGACCACTCGATTGGCTGTTTGGCCCATGACATGCTAAATTCAAAATCATCAGGTTGTTTATCAAGATACTGTTGCATCATGTTTAATTTTTGATTGATGTCATGTAAGTGCGTGGCTGTGCTGTTATCTCCAATTTCTAACCAGGATACCGCATAATTTTTGTCAACAGTGGCCGGAGTATAGTATATTGCTGCAGAACCAGGATCTAGGTCCAAGTGACCAATCAATTCTTCATCGCTAGTGATCGGAATCCAATCAGAAAAATTATCAGCCAATTCACAAAGTGTTGTAATTACCACAGACACCAAAGGCGGATCCGAGCATAAACTCAATGCCATAAGACGTGTGTCACCACATATTACATGGTACTTGGTGTCTTGTTTATATACCAAGATGGGTTTCTTAATAGGTTCATGTGGTAATTTTTGATAGATCCAGTTTACATTCACCAATCGACTAATTTCATCTTGTAGTCCAAATTCCCATACAGAAAGATTTCGTCCGTGTTGTTTCATGTATGCGTTTACTGTTGCGATTGAATTGCGTATTGTCTGCATAGGACACAGTTCTTGTATACTCATGCCAGTATGATAAAACATGGCATAGCGGTCACCAAGTATATTACAGATTTGGTCCATTATTTTATCAGTTCAACTACTGTGGGCCACCACTGTGCAAAATCTTGTGGCCACTGTTGGCGCATTTGCTTTAGTAGTTGTTGATTGTGTTCTGCAGCCCGTTGAGCACGTGATCGAGGAGAATCTGCCTGTATTCGTTCTATAGTGTCTGTGGCTTCAAACAAAAAGTCTACCATTTTGTCACCATAGGCCGCTGTGCGATTTTCTATCATGCTGTCATATCGATGAGAGCTCACGTCTGACATCACATCAAATCCCAAACTGTTTAGGTAGGCCACAGTGTGTTGACCTGAATACAACATCCATGGTACTGGCAAGCATAAAGCGCGAAACGTTTTTTCACTTAGTGCAACAGTTGTATCACTACTATAGGTTTCCATCACAATGTTCATCCAGGCCGACACATGAGCTTGTTCTTGACTCAGGGCATGATTACGATATGGCATCATGTCACGAACATGTTGATAGGGTTTTTCATACACTTCACAATAAGGCGATTGTAATTCTTGATACTGTCGATCAAAATTTTCTCGTAATCCTGCCGGGCTGGTATTGTCACCATTCCAACTCCAACAGTTAAAATTTGTATAATCCATCTCATCAATGTTGAATCGGTCGTCAATCTCACCATCCAGTCGAAATTGCACCCGTAATCGCATTTCTAAAAACATTAACATGCGTTTATGGTCCATACGATTTACGGCAAAACAAAAACGTCGATCCGGTTGCCACGTGTTCACCGCAGGTGTATGTGAATAGATACCATAAAAACTTGCGGGCAATTGGCACACACGATATTGCGTGGGTACATTGACACGATTATCTGTAATCACCACAGTGTTGGTGTCAAACAAATAAGGCACAGCCAACGAGTAGTCTTCACTACAGGTAGTAAAATCATCTACTAAGCATACCACCACAGTTTGATTGCCGCGACGCCAGACCTTGTTGTTGCTATCTGCAGATTGATAACCCATGGAAATCAAATTACTACGAACAAAGTCCAACAAGTTATTTTCATGCCAGATGCATTGGCTAGTTTGAAAAATTTCACCAGTATAAATTTCGTGATAAGGATCGGTCATGCAAGTAATTAGCAAAAATTACCATTGACCAAAAATTACTTGACAAAGTTTCAAAATAAATATATACTGTAGTTATTGTTGTAATTCCTTTGTAGCGAAGGCATTGTGGACGTGGGTTCGATTCCCACCAGGTCCACCGAAGCGTATTAGAATCCGTTAAACGATTAGGGCTGGTATCCCAGAGTCACTCAGAGAAACTCTCAAGTGCCGTAGTACGTTTCAGTGGGCCTGACCCGGTTTCGACATGGTGAGATAGCGAAAGAGGCAACACAGTAGGCGATGACTGTAAATCAAGCAAATCTCGTAAATGCAAAAGCAAATACAGGCGAAGTAACTGTTTCTGGTAAGAACGT